GGCGATAAGACCACCCAACATAACACCAGAGGGTACGAGAATCTTCCAACCAGCAGTATCCGCTTCGACAGATACCAAAAACTTAATATAAGCACCCGCTTTGGGCGAAGGCAAAGTGATGGTTCTCTGACTCGCTGGGTTGCCAGCCAAAAGATATACCTCGCCAGATTCTGCGGACGCAATCGTCTTATTTGCTGTCCCGTCGAGAGACTCCACTCGCATAAACGATGCGTTTCTCGATGCTCTTCCTACTTTAGCCATATTAATATCTCCTTTTAATACGTTTTCACACTTTGTGTATGATCACTAATAAATAGTCCATAAAAAACAAAAACCCCCAACCATTTCTGGAAGGGGGCTTAAATTAAATAGCTAGGCTACTTTAGGAACCGGATTCTCCAAGAAGTCCTCGGACAATAACCAGACCGTACATATCAGGACGTACCATCTTCTTACCGTAACGAGTCATGACTCCTTTGCGTGGGACAAAGTCTTCCACGCCGAAGATCGTAGGTGTGGTCTGCAATGGCACATAAGGCGCATATACATAACCAGACTCAAGGAAGGAACTTCCTTTACGACCAACAAGAACCACATTCCGTGGGAAATATGGATCAACCATAACATCCCATTTGCGACTCAAGGAACCAGTCTTAACGGCACCAATTGATCCTTTATCAGCATCAGCGGTGATATTAGCACGGAACCCAGAGGTGAACTCAAGGATATTAGCAACTTCAGGAGAACAAACAACAAAGTTGGCTCCACCACGAAGTGTCTTACGATGGATCTGTGCAGACACATCGTTAATGGTTTCGATCAAAGTCTCATACCATTCGGAAACCGTTCCAGTAAAGTCAGGAGCAGCAGAAGTAGCGCCGAGTTCAAGACCATTGGTACGGTTTACAAAAAGACCGGGAGAGCGCGACCAGTAATAAGTAGCAGCAGTTGCACCATTTACAAGGTCAGCCAAGATCTCACGATCGATTTCAAGAGCAATTTGCTCTGAAAGAATCGAGGTCAACTCAACTTCAGCATCCAAGTTGTGATAAGCATTCAAGTCTTGCCCTAGTTCAGGGGTCCACTTTGCTTTCAACTTCTTGGTTTGTGCTGTAATGGCCACTTGATCGACTTTGATATCAATCTCTGGGATATTAGAATTACCTTCCAACGGGTAGGTAAAGCCAGCAATAGCACCTTTAGCACCATCTCCACTGTCAATAGCATCTCGCTTTGGATGAAGGACAGTTAGGTTTACATCAGGTGTTTCGTCTGAAGCGATACCAGTAGTATCTACAGTTGTAGAATAATACATCTTAAGAATACCACTCTCCATTCGGGTCAGACGACGAACAGCTTTCAAGGTATCAGCGGTAACCGTAACGGCCCCAGCATCAACACCACCAAGAGCAGCAACCAAGTCTGTCCCACCAGCATTATCCACTTCAGCAAAAATAGCTGCAAAGTTGCGATCATCATAGAGCCCTGTGACAAGCTCCGTAACACCAGCGGCGTCAATGAGAACTTCCACAACATAAAGGGTTGTGTCAGCCATAAGATCAGCGTCAAACTGAATTTTCTTTGCATTTGCTTCAGAGCATCCAGCAATAGCAAAACCATTCATGTTGGCGTTTGCAGCGGTGACAGCGGTTGAACCAGTTGGAGATGCATATGCATAACCGACCGCTTCTCGAGGACCACCAAGTGTCTCTTTATAGGTTGCCCCAACAAGATTTACACCACCAGTGATTTCCGAACCCGTTTTGTCCGTACCATAAATTGATTTCTCAACTACGTTACCGAATCGATCCGATCCAGCGGCTGATTCTGTGCCATTAAGTGTTGGTGAAAACACGAAATCCATGAAAAAGATCAGACCAGAGGGTAAGCTCATGGGCTGAACACTAACGATATCGTTAGCAATAAGGGCGGCGAATCCTTGGACATCACCTCCGCTCATAGATGAACTCTCACGAAGTAGTTCTCGAGCTTGATTTTCTAAAAGACGTGCCATCGTAGCTTGCTTGTGTTGGGTTTCAAGTCCCTCAAGAAGACCAGTAGCGGTCCACTTGGCGAGAAGTGCTTTCCCTTCGGCAGCTTGGTTACGATTGACAATGCCTTCTGTCAAAGTTTCAATAATATTAGACATTTTAAATAACCTCCTTAAATGTGTATATTTAATTGATTCCAGCAAGTTTTTGCATACGGCTAGCGAAATCATTCGCTGGTTGTTGCTGTGCTTGCTTTCTTCGGGGTAAGATGGCCGAGAGATTAGACCTTCTATTTACTGACTCACTCAATGATTTTGGGGCTTTTTTGATTTCGCCTCCCACTGTAGTTCTAAGAGTCTCATAGAGGGATTTGGCCTCTTGGGCCGTCTTGGAGTGGGCAATGGCTTCAACAATTTTAATTTTTTGTCGCTCATTCAAGGAGGCATCACCTAAAGTTTTGTTACTATATACTAATTTAGCATTAGAGAGAGTTGATTCTTCCAACTTTCCGTTTAACACCAAAACAGCATTAGCAAATTGTTTGTTTTCGTTTTGTAATTCTTTAATTCTTTTGTTAAGAACTTCGTTCTCTTGTTTCCACTTGGTTGATTCCATGCGGGCTAACTCAAGCTCTTGATCATATCCACGGATTCCAGCAGCGGTAGTATTATATCCATGCTTTACTTCACCTGTGTCGACAACAAGTTCTTCTTCTAAGACTTCGCTGTTCATTTCGTCAAGCAGGCCCATCAACTCTTGAAGTTGAAGATCTTCTAACCCACCTTCGTCGCCACCAAGGTCTGGTTCTTCTCCGCTAAGACCGAGATCATCTATGATTTCAGTAGGGGCTTCTGGTTCTTCGCCAGCGGAGGTGGGATCTTCTTGTGCTTTGGCTTTTAAATCCTCTAAATCAATTTGAAAATCTTCCGGGTCGAATTCGAATTCAAAAGACATTTCAACTTCTTGCTCATCGTCAGCTTGTGGTTGTGCAGCATAAGGGATCTTTAGATCGTTTACGGCACCAGCTACTGCTCCTTCTGCGTCTCCTGACTCATTCAGTAAAGATTCAACAGCGTTCTTGATCTCCGGTGCATATTTTTCAATAACGGCTTGTTCGGCATTTTTTAGAGCGGCCTCGCGCAAAGCTTGTGCATCCACGATAGCTTGTTCCAACATACTTGACATTCAGTGTACTCCTAGGAAATATATCTTATCGATAATAAATAGTGGTCTTTAGAAGAAAACGCCACTATTATAGAAAAAGCTTCTAGCTTAAATCAAGGCTTGACTCTAGAAGCAATCATCCACCCGTTAATTCCATCGCATATCAGTGTTATGGCTTCTTTATTATGGCTAACCACATATGTTGTGGAACCATCAATAGTATCATTCCCGTAGCCGTCAAGTGTTATGTTGTTGGTTCCTGCATTTCCATTGATATCCTTAAATATAATTATTTGCCCAGAATTATTTGTTTTGTCCGGCAGAGTTAAGGTTATGGCTCCATCCTGTACACAGCGCAATACGTAATCAGTAGTTAGAATATTTCCTGTGGTGCTAACATCCCGGACTTTTACATAAACTCCGTCTTTGGCAGTAAGAGGCCCACTAATTTTGGCACCTTCAGTCGTTGTGATTTCTTTAAATACCTTAGAAACCCATGTACCATATATTTTTTGTCCGAGTCCCGAAGGTTCCGGCCATGGTCCGCTAGTTGCGCTTGATGCCCCCTGCTCCCATGACTGACCGGTTGAAGTTATAAACGTCGGGTCTGTAACACCTGTATCTGCGAGGCCTGTCCCGCATATCTGCGATACGAACAAGCGCTGATCTTTAATCACAGATCTAAACCACAATTGAACTGTTCCAGTTAAGGCGGTATTATCCATAGTCATAAAAATGCTGTCTGCTGGGTCCCATGTTGTGTCTGTGGTATAAGCAAGATCGGTAGATGTGATCGCTTCCACATACAATTTGGTTCCGGCTGTTCGATAGTATGGGGACGCTGTATCTGCGGTGTATTTGACGGAAACTATAAAACTCCCGTCTATAGATCTATTATCTCCAGACCCTTGACCACAGAGCGTAATAACGAAAATAGACGATATGGTGTCGTATACATCGCCGACTGCGGCTGTTTCGGCAAACTTGATCCACCGATTATAATAATTCCCACAAGAATTCCCAATGTCTACTCCTCGCGAATGTACCACTCCTTTAGTGAATTTCAAATATCCACCGTCCTCAATCGTTATTGCCTCATCTCCGTCTGTATATCCAATCGCTGTCCCTTTGATTGGAACATTAAAAAGAGCCCCATCATTAGAAACCACTACCCTTTCCGTTCCGCCTGTCTCCAGTTTTATAGTATCTGGTTCAAAATCTATGCCGGTATCGGCATCATCCTCAAATGTAATATCTCCGAGACCTCTTGTCCCCTTTGAAAATTTATAAGCCATAAAATTACCTCTCGTTATAAATAGAAAAAAACCCGGGCAAAAGCCCGGGCATTGAAAAAGAATTTTTCTAACTTTGGATCAAAAGAGTCTCCAAAGGTTGGTAGCAACATATACCAGAGAAACAGCAGCAAATGGTGATTCCATATCGATACTTTGTACGCCGTCAATCAGGTTGCTCGCCCCAGAACGAGAAACTCTAGCTTTACGAACAGCGGAACAGTCGCTCGGCGCCTTAACATATACAATTGTACCTACATCAGGGCTGGACGGGAGATTGAATACAAAGGTGGCGTCGGAGCCGAAATCAGCTATATAATTGAAACCAGCATTCAAAGTGTTACTGTCAGCTTTCAATGCAACTGCCATCTTCGTAGCCACAATACCAGTCAGAGATGCACCGGAACCAGCGAAGGAACCAGCAGTCAAGATATTAGTACTAGGGTTATATGTCATCCCTGCATCAGATTTTGGTTGTAGACCGCCTGTTGCTCCGTTTGTAAACAGAACACTACAGTCCGAATTAACATTCTCGGTAGCAATCGTGATCAACTGCGGTGTGATATCAACAGAACCATTAAAACTAACACCACCAATATTTCTTGCGGTAGCAAGAATAGTGGCAGAACCAGCCAATCCAGAAGTAGCTTGATTACCAGTAGAGTTTACACCCGGCAAATCAATATTAGCAGAACCATCAA